CAGTCCAAAGCATTGTGCCTACCACTATGATACATAGTAGCTCATTGCGTTCTCTATTCGTCATGATGTTCACCATTTAACATAGCCACTAGGCCACCCCTCTCAGGGTCAGGATAGTAGTGGTCAGCAGTATATTCTATGACCTCCCAGTTGACCCCTAAGTTGGCATCATGCTCTGCCTTTACCCTATGCAACACTTCCCTTGCCTGTTCCCTCGTAAGGTCTTCCCGAACATCAAGCACATCATCAACGTGCCACTTAATAGTAATCCAATCCCCCTGTGCCTCGTCCCCTCCAGCTATGAGTTGATCCCCTAACTTTTCCTTTAATTCGTCTAAGCCCATCGGTTCGCCAGCCTCTAGTGTGGTCACTGTTGTGCTGGGTGACACGCCTAGCTTCACTCGGTCTTTAAATTCCTGCATCATTCTAACCCCTCTACTATTTCGCCTCATGCGAATAACTTTATGATATGGTTTTCGACCCCATCAAATGTGGCCTTATCAATTTCAGTAAGCTTATCATCAGATACAGCTACCACGCCTCGTGACCACCAGTATCCGTCCTTGTCCTCGACCATGCCACTATACCAGCTAGCGACTATCTCAAGATGCGCTCCCCTTGGGTCAATGTTATCCTCTACCTGAAACCTTATAGTAGTATGGTGAACAAACTCCCCATTATGCTCCGCAATATCAGCCAAGAAATATCTCATAGTTTTCCCCTTGTGTATTACTTACACCAGTGTAATTGTTTAAGCTGCTTGTCTCGCAATTAGGCCAAGCATCTTTCTACCATGAGCTGGGTATGCCACAACTTCAACATCCTTAGACCAGCAAGCCCTACACGAGCCACACTTGCCATCACGCTCATACGCTCCACAAACTGTAACATTCTCCGCAACATCATCATCAGCAAAGGCAATGATTGTGCTTGTCGTGTTACCTTCTATGACTGTTCCATCAATTTCATCACCTGATAGGCGCACTACCACATTGGGCAAAGCTTCCATTTTAGCTATGACTGCTTGGAACTTTTCAAACTTATGCATTCGAGTTGGTAACCAATGCTTCACCCAAGGTGTCGCTTCCATGATTGCCAGCATCTTTTCAGCAAGCTTGATATTGTACATATCTCCACTATCAAACCAGCGAAAATATCGGTCATTATCCAGCTCTGCAATAAAATCAGAAACCCAATCTTCTCGCTTCCAATCCTCTTGGTTGTGCTGCCTTGGTGCTTTCACATTAGGAAAGTTATAGTTGCCAGTGGTTGCATAACAACCCTTACAAGCTGGCACTAGTTCACCATTCTTATCCTTACTAGCTGGGCAAGTAACAAGTGCTTGCAAAGACCAACTACGGCAAGGCATTTTGGATGCTTTTGATAATTTAATCATACTTAATTACTCCCAGTTAAATTGTGGTAACACTCACTACACTACAGTAAGTGTTACACCAATGCAACTGTTATTTAAAAAGATTTGCGCTCATAGTCTAAGGCATAGTTTATACGACCTACTGCCTTTTCATCATATGACTTGTTTTGCATCCAAGTAGTAGGTGACCAAATCCCACGAGTAGGCTTTGATTTCTGTACTAATAAGGATAGTTTACCCATGTGAATTTGACGGAATGTTTCACCAGTTTCAATTTTCCAGCCTCGGCTTTTCTTTACTCGCTTACGAATAATCATCGGAGTGCGGAATAGAGTAATACGCTTTTCAAAATACTTTTTCATAATTTCACCTTTTCGATTAGTTAAGTAAAGCCGACAAAATGTAAGCTTTAGTTAAGCAACAGAAAGGAAAGTATGCCTTGAGGTTCTCGCACTACTCTTAACAGTCTCAAGGTACAGTTAAGGATTGAAGCGGTCAGGTTTTAAGGATGTACCCATTTTGTTGCTAGGTTGCCAGTGCCTAGCCCATCCCGACTATATTTGTTTTAACAGGTAGTCGAAACCCTGTACTTGTTTAAACTTAGCCTCAAGTTATTTGGCTAGCGAACCTTTTAGTGACTTAATCCGTTTGGTCATTTCTTGCTATCTATTCTACTTTAAGTTGTCTAGATTGTCAAGCTTTTTTGAAGTTTATTTTCTGTTTCTCGCTTTGCCTTATGGCCTACACTTGAAACCTAATTAGCAACCCTTGAGTTTTTCCGTCTTTACCTTTGACTATTTGGTTGCTTGCTAGTGAAACCTTAACTTCTATGCTTTACATTCTACTTTAAGTTGTTCGAATTGTCAAGCTTTTTTCAAATCTTTTTAACTCTTTAAAATGCTTTAAGTGTTTGTTGATTTGATGGATACCATTATACAGAGTTTTAAAGAAAGTGCAAGCTATTTTCAAAAATAAATTGAAAAAAAATTAATAGATACACACGCACACACACCGACACTTAAAGAATGCTAAAGATAGTCGAAGCATTGTTGATAATCATTCGCATTTAGATACCAATACACTTTAAGTCTATCGTGTTGCCTTGTTTAACTGGGCTTTAGGTGTTGTTGTGGCATAAGTTGTGGCAATGGTAATGAGAATTATTCGTATTTGGAGGGTGTGCCATGACAGAAATGAGAATCATTCGCATCTAGGGCATAGGGGGAAACCCCTCCGCACCCGTAACGTGTTACCTCCTCAGATTTTTCTGTGAAAATAAGACCACATTTAACACCTTAACTACACTTTGAGCAGGGCAGAAGAGTGCTGTTTACTTTTTATGGCAGGGAATAAACATAAATGTATACGTTTCATGGAGTAACCTCCTCCTGCATACCCTTAAATCTTACTTATATGTATTATTAGAGGGTACTAGGAGGAGGAGGACTTAGAGCTATACCTATAGTGTAACCCAGAGTCCCCCTAATAGTGGAACTTTAGAGATATATAAGCTTATAACTTTTAATTACTTTTAGTTATATCCAGTTATTTGAGGAATTACTGAAGGATTCCAAGGTATTAACACCATTAAGGAACTTATCCAGCTCTATATCCAAGAGTTCTGCCTTACGTTCATCCATAAGTGCATCAGCATCAGCAGCCATCTGTTCTACCCAATACTGAACAGCCATAGCTAGTACGTCTATCCTATCATCATGGGCTAAAGAGCCTCGGTCTTTTGTAAGACGAGTCATTTGATAGGTAAGCATATACCTTTGAGCTTTCTCAGGGGGATGATGTTGGACACTCTCGTAGTCATTCCTAATAACTTCTGGGTCTATAACGAGCCTGTGCTGGTTCATTACAGGTTCCAGAGTATCAATGATACGAAGTTCCTTTTGCTTGCTGTGTCGCACCTCTTCGAGTGTCACAGGGTAGGTCTTCTGTATATAAGGTTTGAATAACTCAGTGAACATACCATCACCAAAGTTACTCTCTATCAATACAGTATTAACCTTATGCTTTTTCGCTATATCAGCGAGTGATTGAAGTGTTGATTGGTTATAACCACCAGTAACACCACCACACTCAGTAACATAAAGGTAACCAGCTAGCATCTTAACTACAGCGAAGGAGGTTTCATCAGCACCACGACCAGAAGGGTCAATGGCAAGTATGGAACCATCATAGTCTCTGTAGCCTCCTAGAAGCTCCTCTGGGGCATAGAAACGATCTCCTGCTAGTCCGACATTAGGCAGTCCCTCAACAGGCTTCATGATGCCATACAGAGGCTTCTCTGGTCCTTTGTCGGGATCACATGACATAATCATTAAGTCCCTTAAACGTAGTGGGTATCTGTCTGCATCGGAGAGAGAAGTATCCAGCATAAACTGTAGAGCAAACCCAGAGCGACCATAAGATAGCTCACGCTCCAATAGGTCTTCTTCATCAAAGCGATCAGGGTCTGTAGGTTTACCTTGGAGTTCATTATCATACTCAAGTTTTTCATAGAGCATTGGAGCAAGGCGAGTGCCATAGCTCTTCTCAATCTTTTCTAAAGTAGGATAACGAGCAGGCCATATACACATATTATAGCCACGTTCAGTTAGAACATTGTACAAGGACATTTCACACTGAGGAGTACCAAGGTAGATGATACGTCCATCAGGTTTTAGTACCGCATCAAATTCCTTAACAGCCTCAGAGAGTTTCTCTCGCATCATCTGTGTCATGGAGTTGTTGGGTACTTCTATG